GCGGGTTGGAGATCCGGAGATCCGGGTCACAGTGATGAATGAAACGTAAACGAGGGAGGATTCAAATGCAGGAGTTCGCTCTGAACGACAAGCAGACGCTCCACATCAACAGCTTCGTGCCGAGCGTCGTGGATCTGGCCGGCATCCCGCTCCAGAACACGGACGGAACGCCGGTCACCCCGGACCAGGTCACGGTGGCCTGGAGTTCCGACCATCCCGAGATCACCGACCTGACCGGCATCGCTGCGGACGGGAAGTCGGGCGACATCGGTTCAACCACGCCGGGTCGCGCGATCCTCACGGCCGCGCTGGCCTACCCGGACGGCTCGACGAAGTCCGTGCAGTACGGGCTCACGATCGGCTTCTCGGCGCCCGGCGAGCCGACGATCGACGCCTCGGTGGTGGACGAGCAGTAGTCGGGGAACATGGACGGAGCGGGGAGACCGGTGAGCGACGGCGAGCCAAACAATCGCGCCGATGTCGGCGCACTCGCGACGACGACGCGGTCTCCCGACGCTCCACCCGACGAACGGAGATCAGGGTCCGGACGCTACCGGCTCACGGCACGCGAGAAGATGATCCAGCGCGCCGGTCAGCGCTTCCTCAGGGAGAAGCTGGTCCCCAAGGCGCTCCGCCGACTGGGCGAGCTGGTCCAGAGCAAGGACGAGAAGGTGGCGCGGCTCGCGGTCAAGGAGATCCTGGGCCGAGGCGGGTTCCCGCTTTCCAAGGAGATCATCGCCGACATCCGCGACTCCAAACTCACGCCCGAGCAGATGGCGAAGGCGTACCGGGAGGCGGCGGAGCGGGCGATCCAGCATCCGGAGCGCGGTGACGTGGTGGCCGAGGACGCGGAGTTCGAAATGGTGCGTCCGACGAACGGGGCGGAGCACACGGTTCAGTAGCAGCTGGGCGGGGCGGGGTGTGGAGGGCTGTGGGTGGAAGGGATCGCGGTCGCTGCTGACATCGCGCCTGTCGTAAACGGTGCCGTGGGGACGAGCGAAGCGCCCGCCTCGCTCTACAACGAGACCGTCAGTCTCGCGGAAGACATTCACTACTGCACTCCAGGGCGCGGGCCCAAGCCCAGCGCTCGGTTCCTCACCCGCTTCTGCTACTCGATCGCTGACACCGGAAAGCTCGAGCGAATCCCCGCCTGGAAGTTCGTGCTCGAGGACTGCGAGACCCTGGAGCGCGCCCTCCGCGAGATCCGCGACATCCACGACGAGAAGACGCGCCAGATGCTCGCGACCACCATGACCGCGGGCCAGCACCTCTGGCGAACGATGATGACCGAGAACGCCTCGGGCTTCATCACATCGCGCAAGGAGAAGCTGGTCGATGACGGAGGCGAGCGCTCCACCCCGAGCTCGATCATGGGCCGGATGCGGGACATGTACGAACACCTCCCGCGGGACCTCCAGGACTACGCTCCGGTCGAGTTCTCAAAGCTCCGTGTCAGCTGCGAGAAGACGGGTAGCTGGGTCGTGGGCGAGGGCGCTTCGGGCGAGGTTGCTCGAGGCGGCACGTTCGACCTGGGTGACGCCGATGAGGCAGGGTTCATCGAGGGCGTCTCCTGGTACCGCGCAATGCGCGCAGCGTGCCGGGTCGTGCGCATGCGATCCACGCCGAACGGGAAGCTCGGCGTCTATCCACGCATCAAGTTCGACACGCCAGGCCAGTTCATCTTCCTCCGGAAGCACTGGACCCGCCATCCCCGTCGACGCTTGGGCCTCTACTTCGACCAGAACGGGAAGCCTCGTTCGACCTGGTACGACCAGCAGACGGCATCGCTGACCGCCGACGAGATCGCGCGCGAGTACGACATCAGCTATGCGCACTCGGTCGCTGGGCTCGTCTGGCCCGAGTGGGACGAGGACAACGAGATCCACCTGTCCTGGGACGTGGTCTACGACCCAACGCTGCCCCTCTACGTCGGCATGGACTTCGGCGTGGCGGCCGCGACCGTGGCGATCTTCTTCCAGATCCACGGGAACGAGATGTGGATCATCGGCGACTATGAGAGCTGGGAGGGCGATCCCGACGATCACGCCCCGGCGATCTGGGCCAAGGCTCAGGAGCTCGGGTTCCGAGGCGAGAAGAACGAAATCCGCTTCTACGGCGACCCGGCCGGAGACAACCGCGAGCAGTCGAACAAGTACTCGACCGTCATGCGGGCCTACCGAAACCATGGCTTCACCCAGTTCACGAAGGCGCCCAGGCGTTCGGTCAAAGACGGCGTGCGTCTCGTACGCCGGAAGATCAAGCGCGGCGAGATGCGCTGGCACATGCAGTGCTCCCACGGCCGGCGCCGGATCCCCGACTACCGCTACCGGACGGACTCCGAGGGGCGTGTCACTGGCGGTGAGGTCATTGCCGACACCGCCTCGGTGCACTACGGGGACGCGGTCCGCTTCGGTGCGCTCGGTGCCTTCCAGGTCGATGACAACGGCTTGGTTCCGATCATCCAGACCCCTGCGGCGCTCGTCCATCCCGTACCCCTCGGGCGCGAGCTCGACCGGCATGAGGACCGCGCGGCCTTCCGCCCGATCATGTCCGGGCCCAGAAGGGACCTCCAGTGAGCACCCTGCTCGATAACCCTCAGCCGAACGGGGTCGATCCGCGGCCTCCCGCTGGGATCTCCTCCGAGTTGGACAAGGTGGAGCGCCAGCAGTCGGGCTCGGGCGTCATCCTCATCGGGCGGATGCTCTTCAATCGCGCCGACTACAACCCGGACCTCCAGGGCCAAGCGGGCACCGAGAAGTACGAGCGGATGCGCCGCGATCCTGCGATCGCGGGGCACCTTACGCGCTGGAAGGCGCAGCTCATGGCCGCCAGCTGTGGGTTTGAGGCTCCGAAGAAGGGCAACAAGAAGGCGATCGACATCATGATGGACCTCTGCAACCGCTACATCCTGGGCGAGGGGCGTCAGTACACCCAGAACACGCTCAAGGGCGGGCTCCTCCCGCACATCCTCCTCAAGTACGACTTCGGCTGCTCTGCGATCGAGAAGGTCTGGGGCGTGAACGAGAAGGGCCAGCAGGTCTACGCCAGGCTCGCTCCCATCCTGCCCCAGTCCATCTTCGAGTTCGAGATCGGCCCTTACGGCGAGTGCGCGCGGATCGTCCAGTACGCCTACACCGATCGCGGCTTCAAGAAGCAGTTGATCCCCGACCCCGTCCTCACGCCCGACGCGACCGCAGACGACAAGATCGCGGTCTTCACCTACCGGAAAGAGGGCGACAACTACTTCGGGCGCCCCGTGCTGCGTGAACTCTACCAAGCGTGGTTTCACAAGTCGGAGCTCTGGACCTTGGACGGGATGCAGAAGGAGCGCTCGGGGATGGGCCTCACGGTCATCAAGATCCCCGGCACCATCACCGACACCAACTCTCCCGAGTACCGCGCGGCCCAGAAGGTCGCCTTCGAAATGCGCGGCCACGAGCGTAACGGTGCGGTGATCGGAGAGGACTGGGATCTCGAGCAGAAGTACCCGACCGGGACCGAACCCAACATCCTGGGATCGATCGAACTTTGTAACCGCGCGATCGCGCACGCCTTCAACGACCAGCAGTCCCAGTACGGCAACACCCCGAACGGCACGAAGGGCCTGGGCGAGGTCGAGACCAACGTCTCCCAGATCGGAAACCAGGCCTCAGCGGACGAGATCGAAGAGGAGATCAACACGCAGCTCGTCCGGATTCTCTGCTTCCGGAACGTCGGCCCGCAGCCCGAGTACCCGCGCTTTCAGTTCGAAGACCTGGACAAGATGTCGGGCACCCAGAAGGCGCAGAACGTGAAGCTCCTGATGGACGCGAAGGCGATGCGTCCGGACCGGAAGCTGGAAGAGCACCTGCGCGAGGTCAACGATCTGCCGGAGATCGACGACTCGACGCGCGAGGACTATGCGCCCTCGCTGCCGCCTCAGATCACGACAAGCGATGGCGAGGGCGGCGGGGCGGGCTCGGGCGGTGAGGACGGCTCGAAGCCCAACCCCGCTCCTTCGGAGAAGCAGTCGCCCGCGAAGCCCGCGGCCAAGGCCTCGACCGCGACCCCGGCGGCCGTCCCAGCGGGCCCTTTCTGGCGCGAGCCCTACAAGCACGAGGAGCACGTCGCCATGAAGGAGATCTCGGCCTTCATCGACGAGGAGCCTAACCGGGTCTGGCAGCGGGTGATCGCGCCTTTCCGTGCGCAGCAGATCCAGAGGCTTTCCCGCTCGGCGGCCGAATCCTCGGACGCGGCCCTCGCCCGCGGGGACTTCGGGGGATCACCTGGCAAGCGACCGCTCGAGCAGCGCATGACGGATGAACTCTATACCGCTCTTCTCAATGTCTACCTGCGCGGTCGTCGGGACGTGGCGGACGAACTCGCCCGACAGAAGAAGGTATCCGCTCCGGCCAAGGCTGACACGACCGACACGGGCGATGACGAGGGCGACTCGACTCAGCCGACCGGGTCTCAGCTCGCCTGGGTCAAGACGCTCGCCGCGGGATTCGTCGCCAGCCAGCTCTTCGCGATGGTGCTCCGCGCGAAGGAGGCGGGGCAGTCCGCCAGGAACGCCAATCTGTCGCGCGCTGCGGTCGAGGAGAAGGTGATGGACGCGCTCAAGGAGCTATCGGTTCCGCTCCTCCAGGCGAAGCTGGCCGGCGCGATCATGCGGACCTATACGAACGGCCGCGTCGAGCAGGGCAAGGCGATGTCGGACCAGATCCAGACCGTCTTCTACTCGAGCCTCCTCGATACGGCGACCTGCCAGCCCTGCCGTGGCATGGACGGAGCCCAACTCGACATGGACACGCTCGATAGCCAGGTACCCAACCCGAATTGCTACGGCGAAGACTACTGCCGTTGCGTTCCAGTGTTCGTCTCGCGCGAGGCCGCGCTGCCGTTGGCGGCATGAAGGAGAACCGATGAAACGCAAGCTTGCAGCGATCTCTCTTCTGGCGGTGCTTTCGCTCCTGGTTGGCTCGGCCATGGCTGACCGAGGGTTGAGGAGCGTCTCCAGTCGCCGTGCGCCCATTCGCGCGTACGTGGGGGCGACTCCTCAGCAGTACGACACGCTGGCGGCCTCGACTGGAGAGCGGGTCGAACTTCAGCGCTTCATCGCCTACGCCGACGACAGCGCGCAGGCACCGGTACTCACGATCTGGTTCACGGGGCTCTCGAGCGGCACGACCTACCTCAAGCTGAACGGTGCCGCCTTCACCGCCAACGAGGTCCGCACCACCACGTGGGAGGGACCGTTCGTCTTCCCTACGGGCGAAAGCATCCTCGTCTACTACAACCTGACTGCAGCCACGCCCGGCACCTTGGACACGCTCATCGCTCAGTCGGTCTACAAGCTGGAGCGGCCCTGATGCCAGCGATCCTGGGTCTCGCAGAGCAACACAAGGGCCGGGCTCACGCGACGATCGTGCGCGACGGGCCCAAGGCCGTCGAGGCGTTCCGCATGAAGGACGGGATCCGAAATCCCGTGCTCGTGGCAGTCACCGTGCCGCACGCGGCCGTCGCCTTCGTGACCTACAAGGACGAGTTCTACTCCGTGGTGGTGCCGGTCAAGCCTGGGGAGTCGGAGACCGTGGCGCTCGAATTGGCCTTCCAGGAGATCGTCAAGAAGGCGCGAGCTGCGCGCCTGACCGACTTCTGTTCGGGAGAGCGTATCGCGTAGCGGGTCAACGCGGCGAGCAGGGGCTCGCGCGAAGAAAGGGGCAGTGGGACGTGACCGACGAAGCAAGACTCTTCATCCCGATCACCAAGATCGACATCGAGAAGCGCCAGATCTACGGGACCATCACCGAGGAGGCGGTGGACCGTTCGGGCGAGGTCTTCGACTACAAGACCTCCAAGCCCTACTACGAGAAGTGGAGCAACGAGATCTCGGAGGCGACCCAGGGGAAGTCGGTCGGAAACCTCCGGGCCATGCACCAGCTGAAGGTCGCTGGGAAGTTGGTCCAGCTCGACATGAACGACCAGGAGCGGCGCATCAGCTGCGTGGCCGAGGTCGTGGATGACGACGAGTGGCGCCTCTGCCTCGCCGGGGCCTACACCGGCTTCTCGCACGGCGGCCGCTACGTCGCTCGCTGGGCTGACGGCGATGTCACCCGCTACACGATCAACCCCATCGAGACGAGCCTCGTTGACTCCCCGAACCTGCCGTCTTCCCGGTTCAAGTTGGTGAAGGCGGACGGTACCGAAGAGGAAAGGGAGTTCAAGCCTCAGGCATCACAGCCGAACAAGGAAGCAGTAACGCCGCCCGCGAACGGGGCGGACCCGGAAGAGAAGCCCGCCGAACAAGCGGCCACGAAGACGGCCGGAGACCCACCGAACACCCAAACGCCTGTCGAAGGAGCTGTGAGTGCCGAGCCGAGCCCGGAGGCCGAGAAGGTAGCGGCTTCTACGACGGGCGACGGCACAACCGGCATGACGGAGGAGCAGTACCTCGCCCGCGTGCAGAAGGCGACCGGACTCGACCAGAGCCGGACCGCGCTGCTCACGGGTCTCCGCATGCCAACCAAGGAAATCGACGCCCTACTGGGCAAGGAGTTCTAGATGGATCCGTTGAAGCTGATCGCTCAGGCGCTCGGCCTTCCTCTGGATTCCCCCGTCGAGAAGGTGATCGAGAAGGTCACCGAGGTGAAGAAGGCCGCGGGGGACTGCCAGGTCTGGAAGCTGAGGGCCGAGCAGAACCTGAACAAGCTGGAAGAGGGACAGCAGGTCCTCAAGGAGAACGCGGAGCTCCGGGCGGACGTCTTCATGATGAAGGCGACCCAGAGCTACAAGATCACCGCCGCCGAGGCGGTGACGCTGAAGAAGATGTTCATGAGCGGGCCCGATGGCGAGGCGACCGTGCGCGAGTTGGTGGATGCGCGCGCGGACCAGGAGTACCTCACGCGGGTTCAGTCCCTCCAGAACATCAAGGAGACCCCGGTCGACGCGAAGGCCGAGGTCGATTCCCGAGCCGCGGAGCTGATCGCCAAGGCTCGCACCGAGGGGAAGGAGCTCGATCTGGGCGAGGCGCAGAGCCAGGTCCTGAAGGCGGACTTCGGGCTCCAGCAGCGCTACAACGCCGCGCTCGGCCTGCCGGCGGT